GTAAACCCTTGCTCACCCGGTGTTGGTGCTGTGCCTATGCCCATTTGACCTCCGCCACCACCTGATGTGTCCTGTACGCCGCCCTGAGGGCCTTGTGGTGCCTGTTGTGCTCCTGCAGGGGCTGGTACGCCCTCTGGACCCATTGGTGGCTGTGCTGGCTGCTGAAAGCCTTTAAGTATCTCAGCTTGGATAGCAGCATCCTGCATAGAGTTAGTAACCTTGTCTGGGTCAAGATCCATAGACTTAGCAATCTCACGGATAATGAAGTCCATCTTAGCAAAGGGAGCTAGTACTGGGTTCTGTGCTACCTGTAGGAACTGCATCAAGCGCTGTGAGCGTACTTCGTTAGCCATAAGGCTCTCTGTACCAGATGCACGCACCTCTAAGTCACCACGTAGTTCTTCATCAAAGTCAAACTGCATGTTGAAACTAAAGAAAGCTTTACCCATTGGGCGTACAAGGTAATCATCTACGTTCTTAACAACTGTACGGATACTGCCATTAGCAGCACCCATAAGCATAGATATACCAGAAGCAGTACGTCCAACACCACTGACACCCGTTTGACCATGAGCAAAGCTAGGAAAACCAGTAGACTCATCAGCTAAAACTCGTGCCTTATCAAAGAGTTGGATGTTTTCTTGGGCTACGTTGGGGAACTTGGTGCCGAAGATGGCTTGTCCGGGGGCACCCCCTTGACGCCTAAACACTTTTCCTGGGTACACGGACATATCCTGTCCAGGCACTAGGTTAGTTTCATCTACTTCAATAATAAGATTACCAGATAGAGCAGCGTTGTCAATAGCCATACGCATAAAGCCATTCATCAGGGTCTGCGTGTCATCCATGTTCTCAGCAATACCTACACCAAAGAAGCTGTAAGGGTTATGCTCAAAGGGAGTAGCGTAGTAGGGGATACGTGAGGGTTTAAATGGGTTTAGCACAAAACGGATAACTTCTCCATTACATACCCAGATGTTACAGTTTACTTCATCAAGATCCTTGTACTCTTTAGGTATATTAACGCCATTCTCTTCTAGGTGCTCAAGGTCAACAAAGCCCCAGAACTCTAGTACTTCCCAGCGCTCAGAGTCAGGCATTGACTCATCATCAGCCATAGCCATTTCCCAGTGCTTCTGAACATAGTCAGAGCCTTTATGTATTGCTTCTGCAATAGCTTCCTTCATGAAGTATGGACGCGAACGCAGGCCACGTAACTGTGTGCGAGACATCTTATGCCGCTCAATTACATACTCAGCGTCATCCATAGATGAAGCTTCTGGGTCAGGATAGAAGTTCCATGCCGATACATGACTAGTCTCTGGGACAGTTTTGATCAGAGGGTCATAGTTACCTTCTTCATCCCAGTTGGGGTACTCTTTATCTACAGCAAAGGGGCCTTTCATGACACCTGTACCAAGTAGAGCCATCTCAAACGCCATAGAGCGTAAGTGAATAGAAGCACCTGACTCATTTAACTGATCATGTATCTTCTTTTCCATCTTCTTAGCTGCAACCATAGCAGGGTGGTATGTAACAGTAGTTGGTGTAGTACCATCACCCTCAATGATTTTCTCTGATACAGACTGTAGTTTATTGCGCTCTGGACCTAACCTGTTTTGTATGTCACCCATAGTCTCGCCTGGGTTAAGCTTAGCATCCCTGCCAAACACAAAGGGTTCAATAGGTGTAGACTGAGTTACACTCTTTAGTTGTGCACCAGCTGCATCAGAATTAGGGTCTATATTAATGTGTACCGCTTCAGCAACGCCATCAGGTAACACTGTAGGGTCTACTGTCAGAGGAAACTTGTTATTACCAAACAAAACATCAACAATCTGCCCATAAGCAGCAAGGGTCTTAGTTTTAGTTACCTTAACAAATACACGAGACTTCTCCGTGTCAGTAAATTGAACATCAGGGCTATATAGGCCACGGTAGTTACGATAAGCACGTAACCAGCGCTCCTCATCCCCTCTACGGGAGTCTTCTGAACGAGTGAAGCGCTCTTCAACAAAGGCTACAACGTTGGGCTTAGAGTCAAAGATACTATCCTTGCCATCTGTGGCTGCTGTTACATCATCCGTATCGAAGGAGAGATCATCCATATCTGCCATGTCTTAGTATCCAAACTTGTTATCTGCGGCCTGAAAGCCAGTACGTTGTTTTGTAGGGTCGAAGTCCCACAGGGAGCTACGAGGTCTTGTCATAATACCGTAACGAAGGGCATCGTAAAGGTGATCCTCTGCATTAGTGTCTACATCCTCTGGGTTGCGCTTATCTAATGGTATAGACGGTATTTGTGCTATTGTGTTGGTACAGGAAGCCATAAATACAAGCCTAGGCTCCTCAGTAAACTCATCTACCTGCAAGCGGCGGTGTATCTCATTTTTACCTGAAACACGGGAGCCACGAGAACGGTCAGACGGTCTCCATCGACAACCCTTCATGTTCATTTGCTCTGCTAGTGATGGTCCTGTGTCACCCCTGTTGTGCCAGAGTGAGGAGTCTAGAACTCCATACCGAATTGTACCGTCTTCTGCTTCTGCATTTAGTATCATGTCAGCTAGATCAGTAGCTGTAACCTTAGAGCAGTATAGCTCTCTGTAAACAATTAACTGCTCAGATGGAGAAACAGCAAACCACACAACTCCTGAGTAGCTACCATAACCATAGTCGCAAGCCCTAAAGCGTGTCCAAGATGAAGGAATTTTGAAGTCTTTAACAACGTGTATAGCCCTATTAAACTCTGGGAAGGCAGCACCTTCATTAACGTCCCAGTTACCCTCTAGTAACTGTTTCTTCTGGTGTTCAGGTAATGACAGAAGCATTGCTTCGTAGTCGCCACCTTCTGCTAGGTATGGGTTGTCAAACAAACTAGCAGGAATAAACCTACGTTTAAATAGCGGATCACCTGCTCTACTGTGTCCTGCAGGGTATCTAATAGTCTCACCTGTCTCTACATTCGTAGCCCAGTAGGGTGTATTAGCTGGAGCAGGGTCAATAAACATCTTTTTAACCCAGCTGTGTCCGTTTCCCCCTGGGTTTGTTGTTCCACGCATGTACAAACCAAGGTCTTTGGAGTGTGCAGATCTCAAGCGACTCCTCATATAGTCCCAAGCATAAGGGCTAGCCCATTGGGTAAGCTCATCGAAGCCAATCCAGTTAAAAGCTTGTCCTTGGTAGCGGGTGACATCGGTATCTTTATCCAAGTAAGACATCCAAAGTCTGCCACCCTGAGGTGAAGTCCACTGAGACTTACGTTCGGACCACTTAATTCCTGGTATAGCACGGGGGTACAACTCCTGTGATTTTTGTATGAGTTCTCTTAGCTCTTCTGTAGTATGTCGCACAAGTAACCCACTGAAATTAGGGTTATTAAGGCCATGTAGCGGGTCTGCAAGCATGGCGAACGATTTTCCCCCGCCAGCCGCGCCGCCATATAGAACCTCACGCTCAGATGAGGATAAAAACTCTGTCTGAGGGCCAGGGTTAGGCTTAAACACTACCTCCTGTGCTAGATCTACATCAAAAGGCTCAGCTTTCACCTGCGCTGGGCTGGTCTGCTTCTGTCGTGTAGTAGCCTGTGACACCTTTTTCGAGCTTGTCGATTTCTTTAAGCGTTTCTTGGAGCCTTTTGGCAAGCCTTCGCTTAATAACAGATGCTTTTTTACGTCTTCGCTCAATTGCTATTCTTTTCTGTAGACCTACGTGAGAAATACTGCGGCCTGTCTGTGTAGTTAACCAGTTTGCCACTTCTCTGTAACTATACTGCCTAAGATGTTTCTTTGCAAGTAGTATTGCTTCTAGTTCGTGAGGTATAGGCCTAAAAAGTTTCTCGTTGTCTGGGTCTATCTCGTAACCAAAAGGCACAGCACGTGCTGCAACTCTTACTACAGGGTGCCAAGTCTTGTCTTTCTTATTGGGGCTAGGTAATTCCCAGAACCCTAAGTCTCTATCGTAGTCATACCTAGTCAATGTTACTCGTTCTTACCTTCTTTGGGTGGCAGATAAAAGATACCTCCCCCAGAAGAGGAAACATCTACTTTGTCTACCTTACCAAGTCCTGCACGATCAAGCAAGTCCTTAGCAGCAGCCATTTTATCTTTGATACCAAGTTCCGTAGGGTCATAGAGAGCTTGCACCATAGCCATTGCAGCTTTGGGGGCAGTACGAGAGAAGTAGCTACGAGTAGCTTCCGATATTTCATCTTTTAGTGCCTCAACAATTAGTCGTGTAGGTGTATTTTCGCTGTACCCAGCAAGGTGTTTAGCAGTAACAACGTCACCACCAGCCTCATCAAATAAGACTTCAAGAAACTTCTGCTGATTCTCTGTTAAATTACGTGCCATGTTCTATCCTTTTAGTAACCAGACTGTATAAAAGAGACCAGCTATACCTATAAAAAGAAGTAAAATAGATACACTCCAAGTTATTATAGCTTCTTTTATTTCTGCTTGTCTGTATTCCTGTGCTTGTTTTTGTTTTCTAATCTTTGCTTCAGTACGTACTAACTCATCCCAAGCAGAAGGTCCATAGACGAAACTAATATGGTTCTTTAACTCTTCTCTCATTTCTCTAGCTTTTTTAGCTGCAGAGAAGGCTTGTATCGCTTCCTGTTCTACACTACCGCTAATAGCCTTCCACCAAGGTGGGTTCTTTGACTTGCGTTCCACGTGTTCAAGGTCAGACATAGCGCCTGCCCACTGAGAAAGCTGACCACTCATCTGTTGCAAGTCTTTACCCATCTGTATGCCTTTTTTTAAGGCTCCAAATGCTGCACTTGCCCCTGCCATTATAGTAATGGGGTCCATTGTGACTCTCTCTACCTCTACAAGCGGTATAGCCTGTTCTCCATGAGGTGTATTTAGTAACGTAAAAAGGGCTACAAAAGTATTATCTCCTGTAGCCTATATAGTTATATGTATAAAATAAATTATTGCAAGCAATTACTTTGTATTGTATACGCGTTCTTTAATCTCGCCGCGAGTAATACCCAGATCCTTTAGATCTTTGTCACTCATGTTGTGTACTATCCAGTAGTCTGCTCTCAATTGCTGAGCCTTAGCAATAGATGCTACTAAGTCTGAGAAGAAGTTAGATAGTGCTCTTAATAGTGCCTTTAAGAGTGCTAATGCTTTGTTAGGGGCTGTATATACTAATTCCATCGTATTTCTCCATGTGTTACGTCTTTATCTAGACACACACATAGTTATACTCAAGTGTTAGCGCTATAGTAGCTACAAGTTTGCATACCCGCTACCCAACAGGTACAAACGTCTCTGTAACTGTAACAATCGTATCAATATGACCAGCGGTTGTGGGGTGAACTTGGATCTTATCTCCAGGCTGTAGCACTAGGTCTATGCTATTAAAGCTTATGTAGTCGCCAGCACCTAAGCTCTTACCGCTTAAGAAGTGAGAAGTATAAGTATCAGCAGCAACAAACCACTCAACGTCTACAGAGTTAGTACTACCACCACCATTAACTACATGGATGAAGGTGCACTCTGCCACACAGTTAGGAGGACAAGTGTATACGACCCCAACAGCGTCTGTACTGTTGTGCCCATACACAGACTTCATCCGTGATGGCTTACCCTGATTAACTATAGCCATTACTTCTTACCTGTAACTTTTTTGACTAGCTTAGTAGTCCATGCCTCATTAACGTCAGGTGTGCTAGGGTCATCACCAATTAGGTGACCTTTATCGTTACGAGTACGTACCTTCTTAGGGACAAGCTGCTCTTTAATTTCTTCAATGGTCTTTACAGAACAAATAGCATCAACGTCAATGTCCTTACACCATACTTGGCTATAAGCACCCTCACCTGCAACAGAGTTACCTGCTGAGTTAGTTACTTCACCAGTAGCTGATACAGAGTACCCAGCCTTCTCCAGTTGTTTCTTGTATTTATTGTAATACACTATTACTTACTCCGCTTTTGTGAAGCAGGGTTAGAAGCACCAATCGGTGCATAGCCACCTTTGTTGTACTTTTTAGCAGTAGCAGATCCACCTTTGTTGTACCCAGCAAAGGACTTACCCTTCATAGCGTCTTTACCATAACTATAGACATTGTCAAGGTCTTCAAGGGCCTTATTTTCTCGCTTCTCTGTTGCTCTATGAAACGCATCTTCTGCTGCTTCCAACTCTTTGAACATCTGATCTTTCCCAGAGACACCTCTATCACTATACTTAGCAGCGATAGCTCTTTTTTTCTCGATAAATCTATCAATTATATCTTTACTCTTGTTGGCGTTACTATTGGAAGATTCTTTTCTTGCTTTATAACTAGATGTCATTGTTACTTACCTTTCTTGGTAGTATCGCCCTTACACGTACACTTACCATCATTACATTTATCACAACTCATTTCTTTACTACTTTCTTTAAGTCTTTAGAGTGTACAAGCTTCTTAGAGGTACTACTCATCTTAGCGCCTGTCATGAGCTTTCCATCAGGGTGCTTGTGAGTTTTACCCTTCCACTCTTTACCGTCTGCAGTGTAATGCTTTACGCCCTTCATGTCTTTTTAACCTTTGCTGTCTTAGCTGCTGCATTAAAGTTAGCTTTAGTAGGGGCACCCTTGCTTCCGGGCTTACGCATCTTCTCGTTGCTACCCGCTGCAATACGAGCCTTCTTAGCGTGTATGTTTCTGTACAAACTCATTATGCATTTTCTCCTACTTTAAAACATTTAGGTACGGCGTAGTATCCATTTATTATTATAATACCAGCCATCTTAACGGCATCTGCTTCACATTTCTCACGGGTGTACCAAAGGTTAGCCTCGTTGGCTACAACTACACAGGTAGTAGATTCAAGGGTAGCACAGGCAAGTACTGCAGCTAAAAACATCTACCACTTTACCTTATCTGCCCAGTAGGCTGCTGAGAGTTTGCCCTTAGCTATGTTCTTACCGTGTCTAGCCTTAAAGCTCTTACGCTTAGCCTTCATGCGGTCAGATTCACCCTCCTTGGGTTTACCTGCTGTTGAGGCTCCCTGCTCACCAAAGCGGATGAGCTTAATGGTGTCACCCTCCTTGGCAAGTACAACGTGGGACTTAGTAGGGTGCTTAGGTGTACGCTTGGGCTTGTTGTAACCTGCAAATGTCTCACCCCTGTATTCTACTGTCATGCCTTACCAGCCTTCTTGTTACGAGGATAGCTTCGGTTAGTGCTTGCAGACTGTACACGTAAGTTAGACTTAGCATTGTTACGAGGATTGCCATCCTTATGGTCAACATCCTTGCCATCACCCTTAGTT